TCATCCTCCAAAATACTCGTCCTCCCAGCGATCTGGCAGCTCCCGTCCTCCGGATCCAGATCAGGATCGGGACTGTACGGGAGCACAGCGTCCATCAGCTGGAGCCACTGGCATTTCTTGACCTCTTTGCCCTTCTTCTCACAGCACCAACATTCCATTTGAACCACCTTGTTGAGCAGGTTGATCAGTGCGTCCTCAGGCACATACACCACCTGGTCACACCGTGCCGGCGACGCATCCGGCCCGATCCGGAGATACACCCGGACGGCCTTCAGCTCGCGACGCATGGCCAGCAGTTTCTTGGTCGGGACGCTCTCCAGCAGACCTTCCGCAATGCGATCCAGTTTCGTTTTGGCGTTCCGGAAGTCGCACTTGCCCATATGCACCAGTCCCAGACGCTCCCACAATTGTGGCTCAATTTCCTTCAAGGCTGATACACAGGCGAACAGTCTTAACAATGCCTGGTATTCTTTGCCGGTAACCTTGAACCGGCCCGGTTCGTCAGGTTGTAACATTTGTCTCTCATCTCCCGTTTGGATTATTCGATATGAGCTATAGCCGCTTCCCTCAGTTCGTCGATCATCCAGACATGCGGAATTGTGGAATCATACTCGACGATGGAGCTGCCCAGCTGCTGATTGAAGATCACATGATGATTGCTGATCTGTTTACTTTCGATCATGTCCTTATATGCAGCGAGGCAGATATCAGGAATGTGAACCGGCCAATAATCAACGCACCTAATGTACGGTTTAGCTGTCGTCATACTTATCAGATCCCATCTGTTCATATTTGATCGTGATTCCAGGATCATCGCTCCAGATCTTTGCGACCAGCTCTCCGCACACCCGGCTGTCATCGACCCAGAATCCCAGGCGTGTCATCACATCCTTGAGTGCCTTCTGGAGGTTGTCGGTGTCCGGTTTTGTGATCTTCCATTCGTTGTGCTTGTGACTCTTCCCCTTCGGGAATCTCCACAGCACAACCAGCCGGATTGGGCCGTCCATCGGTTCTTCCGGAGCGTACGGTTTCAGAGCCTTGGTCAGCACTTTGAAAGTCTCCTTGGCTCCCTTGCTCTTGTAGTGCATCATTTTTCCGCCGATATAGGCAACCTTGTTTTCCTGGCTGGTTGCAGTCGGTGGATCCATTTTCAACTCAATCTGCATCTGGAAAACCCTTTCTCGGTTCCTTACTTCCGGAGAGGAGAGGAAGCGCGCGCTTTAAGCGCTTCCCTCCCTCCAGGAAGGAACTTCTGTCATATAGGAAGGAAATCTCTATATATAAACTGAGGTTTCCGGTTTTTGCCGGTTTTTTAATCCGGTTTTATCTGCTTCCACCACCCACGGATAGTGCGCTCTGAAACGTGAAATTCTTCTGCATACATCTTCTGAGTTTTCGGCCGTCCAGAGAATTCCTCATCGCGCCGGATCGCTTCTGCAAGTTTCTCGATGTTCGTTGCTTTTTTGATTTTGTTCGACAGGCTTCCCATCTCGCGGCCGTTTTCCATGCTTCGTTCGTTTTCTTCCAGGTTCGCGTCGCTCAGGATCCCCATCGTGTCCAGTTCGTGCAGCGGATAAGAGAAGAACAGGTTGACCGGTTCGATTCTCTGGAACTCGCGCAGCGTAGCTTCCATTCTCCATGCCGTCACTGAGTCGCCATACTCAGCTTTGCATTCGCCGATAGACTCTTCCGGGATCCTCAATTCGATCATGTCCAGCAGTGCGTCCGCATCTCTCGCAAAGACTCCGGAGCCGGATGCCCTGTCCATTGATGACTTCGCACCCTGTGCACCTTTGCTGTGATGATGTGCATAGATGACTGAGGCACCAGTGTTTGCCAGTTTGTCGATAGCATTGCAGAACTTTGTGACCTGTTCTGCTGCATTTTCGTCGCCGATGCCCAGCTTATAAGTCGGATCCAGAATGATCGCGGCATACTGTTTCTGGTTTGCCGTGCGGAGGATCTGAGGGATCAGCTTGTCGATGCTTTCTGTCTTGCCTCTCAGGTGTACAATATCGATGTTTTCTGGACATGGATGCTGCATATCCATTGCCTCATAGACTCTTTTCATGCGGTCGTCGAAGGATGCCTCATCCAGCTCCATATTCAGATAGAGCACCTTGCCCTGTTTGCACTGAAAACCGATCCACCGCCATCCCTGGGCAATGCACACTGCCAGCTCGATCAGTGCGAAAGTCTTTCCGGCCTTGCTCGACGATACCAGCAGCATCTTGTGCCCCTGTCTGAGGATGCCGGAGATCAGCTCCGGCTTCAGAGGCGGCATATCATTCCAGATGGCTCCCAGGTTGACCACCGGCAGAGGTTCCACCATTTCATCTTCAATCCAGTGCCGCCACTCCACATAGTCGCTCATGCCGATGTCCTTTGCGACGATGTACTGAAGTTTCTGGCCACGCTGGAAGCCAGGGAACCGGCTTAGCCTTGACGGGTTCTTGTCCTGTGTGTCGACGATCAGTCCGTGCTTTCGGCAGATTGTGTATAGATAATCGACTCGTTCCTGATACTGCTTGAAGTCCACCGCGCCGATATTCACAATTGCATGCAGAGATTTTCCACCGCTGTGGACAAGTACTTTGATAGGCAGCTTCAGATCCTGCAAGATTGCATACTGTGTTTCAATGTCCTGTGTATCACTTTCAACCAGCGCATATCGGTATGCAGCGACATTCTTATTGGATCTGCCCTCACCATCCATCGGATTGAAACAGATCCATACGCCTGCATCCGGGTTTGTCGTTCCGAAAGTGTCACTTATGTCATCCGGATGCTTCTTAATGCTCTCGATCAGCTGCTTGGCAGTCCTGGAATTATTCGATCCGACTGGCTTCCATTTTCCATCGTCGTCCTGATAGGCATTGACAACGTATGAAACCTTTTCCTCAGGATCGAAAACCAGCGAGAGATAGTCTGTGATGTCCTTCGCGGCGTTGTATCCGACGGTCGCCGGAGGCGGAGGCAGCTGCTGAGTCTCTTCATGATGCCAGCCGCTTGTGTCCACCGGTTCGCCGTCTACCGTGATCATGTCGTCGAATCCGTAGACCTTAATATTGCCGACAGGATCCCATCCATAATTCTTTGCCATCTGCCAGACAGTTCCCATTGTCACGCGGCGTTCACCATTTCCGAATGTCTGCCACTTTTTCTCACATTCACCCGGATGATACCGTTCGTCGTTCCGGCTCCATTCGTCCCAGAGGGAGCACGGCAGGCCCTCCTGATGGAGAGCCATGCCGACATTCACCCAATCCTGGTACTCAAGCGCAGCGCATGGGATATGCTGAAGCATCTGGCGTGCTTCGTTGATATCCGTCAATCTTCATACCCTCCTTTTGAAAATTCCCAGTGTTTTGCATTGATTGCTTCTTCAAGGAAGGACACCGGACGATCCGCACTGGATTCACACAGCGACAGCTTTCCTTCCAGTTCGGAGAACATAACGAAACTGTTTTCAAGATAGTCTCCGTGAATGTACTTTGAAGAAAAGAAGATTCTGTTTGAAGATAGATATTTCTCGAATGCAAATGCAGCATCAGTAACAGGGCCATCAACCACAAACAGGTCATATCCGTTCTCGTAGAAAAGTCGCATTTTTTCAATAGCCAGGGCATCTGCAAGAAGGTCTTCTGGGTTCAGGTTCTTCACTTCAATAAATAGTTTCATCCGAGGGAGATAGAAGTCCGGACGATATCTCACAGCGCGTCCGACATCAATCCACGGAGGACGTGTCCATGGTTCACCGATCAGGTCGAGAAATTTGGCCGTCCTGGCTTCTCCGACATAAAGCTCATAATATCCATTGTCTTTTGGATAGATGATTTTTCTCGCCTTGCTATAATCAATCATTAGAAATCACCCTTTTTGAAGGCCCTCTTGGCGGTCTGTTCCTCAGGATCGAAGAAGCGGCGGATCTTGTTTGATTTTACCTTGCCGTTCTTGCCTTCGTACTCATCGACATACACCTGGCACCGGCCAGACTCGCCGTCAGCCTGTGTGAGACGCTTCCACTGGATCGGTTCGCCGTGCTTCTTCATGCCGATGCTGCGGAGGAATGCAGCAGCCTTCCACTCTGTCTTCTCGCAAAGATAGAGCTGTTCAACAGCCAGGGCCTTGCCCAGTTCGCCGCCATCCACACGGATGAAAACCTTCACCATGTTGCACGGAGGCATCTTGGCGGATCCATCAAAGAATGCCTTTTCGGTTTTAATGACCTCAAAAGGATAGTTGCCTTCCGGGAGCACTACGCTTTCATAGGACTCTTCGCCGTCGGTCGTGATCATGTCGTCAAAGTCATAAACCTTGGTATTTACTTCACTCATTTTTCATATCCTCACTTTCATAATTTAGAATGGGAGATCAAAGTAACGAGTCTTGCACAGGTCGACGACCTTATCCCAGGCATCAATCAGGCAGCCCTCAATAAAGTCGATTTCATAGTCCTTGATCTGGACATCTGCATCGTAGTATCCGCGCTCAGCGACAACTGCCTGGAGCACCAGCGGATCAGGCACTTCTGCATCACACATGTTCTTCCAGACCTTGTCGAGCAGTTTGTCCTTCTCAGGATCCTCGCTCTGCATGCTGATCGGACGCACAAGAGTGACAGTGCCGGTGGACTTTTTGCCCCTCTTGAGCTTTGCTTCCGTCCTGGCCTCCGGAGCTGCCGGTGCCGGTTCGGGAGTCTTCACGGGTTGCGCTTCTGCTGTGGAATGCTCAGGAACGATGGAAGCAATCTGGTCATAATCGAATGGGATCTCATCGTCGAGTCCAAAACGGTTCTTTGCATCCCAGCAGGCATTGTGCTGGGTGTACATGATGCGCTTCTGACCGCCCCTGGCTTTTGTCTTACCGTCCGAAGACTTCACGACATCGGTCTTGTAGTTGGCAAAGAGCACCATGTCTGCCCATTCCTTGACGAGCGGTGCCACGTTCTTCTCGTTGAGTTTCAGTGCCCAGCGATCATAACTGCCCATTTCATCGGGCTGTTCAAACTTCTTGAGGATGGCATGGGCAGTGATGACCACATTCACACCCTTTTCTGTCAGCTGAGTCAGCTTGTCCAGCAGCACCTGGAATGCGGCTTTGAGGTACACATAGCCTTTTCCGTATCCGGGAGTTTCGATGCTGTCCCAGTCTCTCACGTTGCCGTGTTTGTCGATCGGTTCTTCATGGCATACATAACGCACGCCCAGCTTCTCAGCCCAGTCTGCAGTGTCCAGAACAAACGTGCCTACCTGATCAGGATGCTCAATAGCCCAGTCGATTGCAGCATGAATGTCCATCCACTTCTCCGGCTTGTCGAATCGTGCCACGTCCATGTGATTCGTGGATCCTTCCGTGTCGCAGAACACAGCACCGGGAAACTTGCTTGCAAATGTGCTTTTGCCGATGCCTTCCGGGCCGTACACGACGACCTTTACTGCACCTGGAATCTTTCCTTTACTAATGTTCACTTATTCTCCTCTCCTTTCTTGTTTGATCTGATGACCAGTTCGGCTTCCGTCATGTACGGCTCCACGCCGTCGACGATCTCCCCGGTGTCAGTGAAGACGGCCTTGCCATCCACCACCGTGATGGCCTTCTTGATCTCAGCCCATGCAGGCGACATCTTGACGGCAATCAGATCCCCGTTGTCGGAATCCTTGAGCCACTTCAGCAGCTTTTCGTCATCGCGCCGGAAGGCCACGGCAGGCTTTTTCATGACCAGATCCCCGGACGGGAGCGAGTACTTGCTCTGGGTCTTGGTTTCCTTCATCGGCACACATGCCGTGTACCGCCGGAGGTGCTCCATCAGGTAGTTGATCCGGATCTCCGCCTGTGCCTTTGTGACTTCGATCTGACGCTCATGGAAATCAACCATGCGGTCACGCTCGGCCTGGATCTCAGCGATCTTGCGGAGAGTCCAGTCAGCTTTCACATCGTTGTCCACGCAGAAACCGGTGGGCGTGTCCTGCAGCTCTTCCTGCAGTTCCTGATTCATCAGCATGTTTTCCATTACTCTTCCTCCTCTTCGTCGGGCTTAATCTCATCGACCAGGATCACGTATCCCATCATGTCGCAGAGCGTGTGGTAGCTGTTCTTCTCCCGGACGGTCAGCCGGATGGACATGCCGTCAGGGAAGTAATTGATGTTGCTCATTTCGATGACGAGCTGGTTCTTGCCGTACTTCTCCGGCTCCAGCATCTGCACGGTGTGGTGCATGCTGAGAATCAGGTTACCGAGTGCGGTTGCCTTGTCCGTACTGTATCCGTACGGTTCCAGCTGTCCTTCGTCCGTCCGAGAAAAAATTGTGAACTGTTTCATTGTCTCTCTCCCTTTCTTCATCTTTCATATTCCATTCATCCGGCAATGTCGCCGGATAGAATCCACTAAACTGCAGAGGCACGTGCTTGGACGGCCTCGCCCAGAAGAATCTAGTCCTGCCAGTCACGTGCACACTCCTCTCCCTGACACCAGGAAAACTGTCCCGGATCCTGTCGCTGG